CCAGCAGCTCAATGCGCCGGTTCTGGCGCTGATCCTCGTCACGGATGCGGGCCAGTTCCGCTTTTGTTAATTCATCCATCATCAGGCTCCTTTTTAATAACTTGATTTACTCTAACCTTATTCTGGTGATATAACAAACACCGCCTGAGGCTTTATCCAATGACATATTAATGGTTGCATTTGCGTTGATTGTAACTACTTGTGAAATATCAAGTGCAACATAAGTGGCTCCTTTATTAAAATTGGCGCGACTAACCTGAGTAGGATTATTAAGAATACAATACATAGTCGAATCCACAGACCAATGAAAATATCCCTCAAAAATCAATCTCGAATAACTTCTGACATCGATAGCGTTAGGAAACCTGAAGGACGGAACCGAGCCAGCGAGACTATCATAATAAAATGCTATTCTTGTGTTCTCAAAAGTCCAGCCGTACAGAAGGATAAGACCAGCACTATTGACCCCGTTGTAATACAGATCCTGAGGGTTCGGAACCCACCCCTCAAAATTTCCCTGTACCCCCAGTATCCACTCATTCTTTTTAACCTTCTCCGGCGTGATCCCTGCCATAGCCCGGATATCCGCCCATGACAGATATACTTCTGCATTCTCGTTGTAATAACCGCCCGGAAGCCGGACCCACATTCTCTGATTGCCTGCATCATTGCCTTTGCTGTTGCCCCAGCCGTTGTAATCGCCACGGTTGGGCATGGTGCCAGTATATTCCTTGCCATCGTTGTTTGTAAATGTCTTGCCTTCTAGAACATCCGACGGTACCGCATTACCACTTCCCAGGACAATCTTCCCGATATTGGCCGCCATCTCCCCGAATGTTGCGGTTGCCGCTGTAGGTACCCGTTTCGCAGTGATGGCTGCGGCAACCTGTGCTTTTCCATCACTGACAGATTTTTTTAGGTCTACCATATCCTCTGACAGACCGTTTACTGCCTCGTTGGTGGCGTTGATTTCTTTCGCCCCAAACTTATCTCCCTGACGGGTATACTCGGTTTCATCTACCGGAGTCACCGTTCCATCCCCATTTTCATTCAGACGGATCTTTTTCTGTTCAAAAAGAGCATCCACAAAATCTGTTTTTAAAGCCATGTATTTACATCTCCTCCCAATGTCATTTCCAAGGTTGGCCGGCTGTCCATGCCTGAGTGGATATTTAGGTATATTTTTAGGCAGGCACTTTCAATCCGGTTCAGCTCCTCCCAGCCAATAAAGGGCTGATTCTCACTGTATGTCCGCTTTTCTCCGATCTCAAAAGGATATGTACCAGTGCAAATGTGATCCAGATTATCTTCAAATCGGTTAATCTCGTCTGAATAGAATCCATAGTCCTGATAGGTCTTATCCTGCCCCATATCTTCAAAATCAAACTCCGGCCAGAGTTCCAAGGCCATACTCCGGATCTCGTTAAGATTGCCTTTAATCCGGTTGTAATCCTGGATATTAAAAAAATCACTTGCCCGCCAGTCTGTTTTTGGCTGTTGCCACATAGCTCATATCCCTCCTTGCCTTGATCGTCCCGGATAGTGCTCCATTATATTTCAATGTGTGGTCTGTCACGCGGATCAGAAGATCCGGAACATACTTATTTTCAAGAAATGCAATGTCATTGGCGTCTATCCTCGGTTCTCCCCGATATTGCAGGTTATATTCCCGGTCAGCCTTAAAATAATCACCAATCCAATCAGCCAGATCGGCAGCATGGACTACATCCGATACCAACGGATTCTCCCATGTTTCCGTGCTTCCTGTGGGATTAATCTGGCGGCTGACCTTGGCTTGTGTTACCACATATTCCTTACCGCTTATTACAACCTCTGCCGCTCCTGCAACGCCTGTAAGGGCCACGGTTGCATAGTAAGCACTGCTCTCTATAATGGTTGCCCCTTGCCCTTCTTGTGGCTCTGTGAGGGATACTGATAATCCATAGGACGGGTTGGAAAAATAGAATGTATACTGGTTGTCCTGCGCTGTCAGGCTGATAGTTTCCCGAATCAGTTCCTGTACCTCGCCATCACCTTGGCTGTACAGAGTACGCAATACCTGCAACTCTTTCACACGGGGCAACTTGGTGCCTTCCGGCGTTTTCGTCAGCTCTACACCATACTCCAATACATAATCTGTGCTGTCCCCGAAAGCGATCTGATCCAGGATCACACGGTTATTAGGTGCCCCCTTCGTGAACTCAATCACCAGCTGGTCGAACTCTGGGAACTCATGGCTGATTACTGCTGTCTGTTCCAAACCTCTGACTTCGTAATCTTCCTGAAGCTCTCCGCTGTTGTATGAATGGAATATGGCAGTATCCGGCCAGTTGCGTCCGAACATCAGTGTAACGCCAAAACACTTATATGCCGCTTCCATCGTAAGGGTAACGGTTGGGTTATTCTGAAAGGTTCCTTTTTCATCCGCTGCCAGATCAGAGACATATCCTGTATTGAGGTACGTTCCTCCATCAGACTGCCGTGGGAGGAAATACACTGCGCCGCCCGCCGTAGAATAATCCTGCCCTGTCAGTGCATACTCATCACGGGGGCCTGCATCCTTGCTTAATATCGTACTGACATGGGAAAAATACGCCTCATCCTCTGATGATGCGGACATCTCCGGCACAAAGCTGGATTTCAGATATATTTTTCCTGTCCGATCCTGATACAGGATACATCGGCCCGCATTGGCGATCAACTGGAGCGCTTCCTTGTGGGCTACAACCGGGATGGGATTCCTTACAATCACTGTTTTAAGATAGGTATCCACTCCATATTCCCTTGGATCCACTCCGGCGTCCGTGAATACATCAACCGCCAGATTATACAGACTAATCCCTTCCGGATGATACTGTCCCCGGTAATAGGTACCGTCCATGCTGTCAAACCGGTCGGATGCGCTCAGGTTCAATTTCTCATCATCCGCAGACCACTCTTTCAGTGCCAGATTAATACCTGGAATCCATTCTATAGTCCCGTCGTCCAATTCCTGCCCGTACAGCGCCTCTATATCTTGTCCCAACTCAAAAAAGTTAACGCTGCTCTCATCGTTCTCCACATCAAAAGCCCGATCCTTATTACTGACCGTCAAACTAAAATCAATTGTGGGTAATTCCTCCGATATAGGACTGATATGCTCTTTTTTCGTGGCTGACAGAATTTTGCGGCTGTCAAAGTAAATGCCAATCCCCATAGTGATCTGGTTGATCCGGAACCGGCTCTGCCCGTTAACCATCCGGGACGGAGAGAACCGCAGGAAGGTAGCCCCCTCGAAGATCTCCTCGGTCACATAATGGCCGTCTGTATTGTCTGTTATCTCTACTGTATGATGATCGGACACAATGGAAAAATCAACCGGATATGCTTTCCCAAATTCTACCGTCAGTCCCTTAATATCATACTGAACCGGAAAACGGATCTCGATATCTCCCAGAAGCTTCTCCGTCACAAGTCCCTGATTGAGAACCACTGCATCTGCCTCATGGGGCAGGAAGTACATGGAGCCATCCACCTGCGTATAATCCTCATCACAGGTACCATACAACTCCTGTACCTTGTAATTGTCCATGGGTTTCTTAAGGTCGGAAAAATAAGTATACTGATCCGGATCTGGAATATATGCGGATGCCTGTGCCTCCTGATTGATAAGACCAATCGTAACACGCAGATGGGATAGAGGATTGCGCCATTTGCGGCGCATAACCTCTTTGTATTTGCTGCTTGCTGCCTGCATTATTCAATCACCCCGCAGTCTACCAGATTAACCTTGCAGTCCTTGTACATAGTCGGAAGCCCGTCTTCATCTTCTTCCCAGACCTTGGCCGTTCTATTTCCGGGATACATCCGCTCTGTTTTCCAGCCTCCTGTCTTCATATCCGGAAACTTGACAGTTACTACGAATTCGTCAAATTCCCGCAGGATACTTCCCCAAGTGGCAGCATCCAGATAAGACCACTGCAGGCCGTCTATCTTGTCCTGATCCCGACCCACCCTCTGCCCTACAAACTCTCCCAAGGCGTTTTTACCCTGATTGACGTTGGTGGCAATAGTAAGACCCGGCCCCTGGTCATAAGAGGGGTATTTGTGCCCGTTAATATAGATTGCCATGCTGTTTCCTCCTTATGTCGGTCTGAGCTTGTAGCCGCTGCGCTTCTCCAGATCAGCCAGCTGCTTCTTGATTTCTCTGATATCCACATAGACGGTCAGATCCATCTGCTCGATTAACTCTATAATCTTTTGCAGAAGGTCTACCATAATAGCAAGGTACTGGTCGCTCATGCCGCTGCTGTTGCGTGATGCCATTGCAACCGCACGGTCTACCATCTCCTGCATCTTATCCTCAGGTGCCACAATCTCGCCATAGTGCCGATTGTCACCGATCATGGCAAGCTGTGGCGTGTTGGCGCGGACAAAGCCGCCTTGTGCCAAACGCGGAAGGTTGATATTTGGAATATTAGGAATGAGATCTGCACCGATTCCAGGCACTTTATCCGCTACCTCATTCACAGCATCAATCATGGCGTTAATAGCATCAATAACGCGGTTTGCCATGCTCTCAACGCCGCTGATAATCATGTTGATGATGCCCTTTATATCTGCCCAGATGCCATCCCATATTTCCTTTGTTTTGCTTCTCACAGTATCCCATATGCCCGTGATCGCGTCCCGCATGGCTGTGAATTTCTCATCTACAGCCGTTTTGATGGTATCCCAGAGGGTAGACAGGGTGCTCTTAATTCCTTCCCAGATCTCTGAGGTTGTGGATTTAATGCTTTCCCAGATTGCACTGATCGCATTTTTGATTGCAGTAAACAGGGTAGTTGCAAGGGATTTTATGCCGTTCCAAATGGTGTTGAGCAGGGATTTTATGCCGTTCCAGATGGTGGTTGTAATATTGGAGATATTCGTCCATACTGCCTTGATGGTTGCGTATATCGTATTGACAGCCGCTGTAACAATGCCTTTTAAGATTTCCCATATGCCAAGGAAAATCTCCTTAATTCCTTCCCAGGCCATTGTCCAGTCTGCGGTGAAAACGCCTACTACAAACTCAATGACTCCGCTTAACAGTGTAATAAGCCCTTCGATAATCGGAGTAACAACCTCAATAAATCCGAAAACAGCTTCTACAACCGTTTGTAAAGCGCCAGCAATTACAGGGGCCACATTGGCTATAAACCACTCAATAAACGGCTGCAGAGCGCCTGTCCATAATTGAGTAATAGCATCCGCTACTTTTCCACCAAAATCCAAAAACTTATCAATGAGCGGGCTTAAATAATTGTCTTTAACTTCAACAAATTTATTCGATAAATTCTGTAATACTGGCAGAAAATATGTGTTATAAACATTGAGCAGCAGAGTTCCTATCTCTGTAAATCCCTGCTTAAATGCTGCCATCATGGGAGCTACATGACTATCATATGTGGCCCTGACTTTTTCAAACGTCTCAGAAATAAGGTCTTTTATTGCGGAAAATACAGGCTCTATTGCTCCAAACGTATCCTCCAGTGTAGTTTTGATGTAGTCCGCATTTTCTACGAATGGGGCCGCAATAATATCCAGAATATCCGCCGCAAATGTTCCTGCTAATTCAGAAACGTCCATAAAGGATTCTGAAAAAATCCCTATAACATCAGCAGTGATCTGCTTTGCGCTGTCACTCCGGAAAGCTGAGAAGATAGTATTAACGGCCTTGGAAAAATCCCCTGTGATCTGAGCAACACGGGAACCGATATCAAACATAGATACCAGGTATTCCCTGATCCGCTCTGTATTCTGCTGCAAATACAGACTAATACCACCCAGAAGATTGTCCGCTATGGTTGTGCCGATTCCGGCTACAGATCCGGCAATCTGACCCAGACTATAAGAAAACTGATCCGCAAAGGAATTGGCAGCAGCCAGTACCTCCGGAGCCGTGAATATCTCTCCAAGGCTCTGCTTAATCCGATCAACCGATGCAAGGATGCTGTCAAAGACGGATGTATCTCCAAAGCCATCCCAGAAGCCCGCTGTAAACAGGTCTTTAAGTTCCTTAGCCCTGTCGATCAGTGCCTGGTACTTGCTGTCCATGACATCCAGAGCGGATGTGTCAACCGCGCCCATATCGAACTGGTCTACATCATACCCACCTGCGGCACCTCCGCCCGATCCGCCTCCATCAGATCCGGTATCAGGGTCAATGATATTCAGCTCATCAATCCCTGTAGTGACACTCTTCATGTCCTTGGCAGCCTTCTTCGCGGCGCTTCCTGCTCCGCCTGCGGCTGCATTGGCCTTATCCGCAGATTGTGCTACCGCTTCCATGCCTGCGGCCGCTGCACTGGTCCCACCGCCAGATGAGCCCTTTCCGGTAATCATTTCCGTAAAAGCCTTGAACGCGTTAGCAAGGCTCATCAGTTTACCGATAATGGTATTGATTACCTTAATTACTGGTGTCAGGACGTTAATCAATCCCTGTCCGATGGTGGCTTTCAACGAATCAAACTGGAGCTGTAAGACCCTTACCTGATTCGCCCATCCGTCAGAAGTCCGGATAAAATCACCAGAGGCAGCAGAGAGCTGGTCCTGCACAAACTTATACCGCAGAGCCACTTTCTCCATCTCGGACATCTTCGCCGTGGTCTTGCTGTACCCATTTGCCAGAGCATACGCATCAAGGGCGCTTTGGGTCATAACCACGCCCAGATCCTTCAGCGTTTCAGTTTCGCCCGTGAATACGGATTTCAGCTTTGTATAGGCTTCATCCTGACTGATATTATAGAAAGAGGCTACATCCCCTGCCAGTCCGGTGAGGGTTGTAGCCATCTCATAAGCCGCCTGTTCACTGAATCCGAATGATTTTGCCATGGCTCCGGATGTACCGGCGAACTTCTTCGCCATGGTTTCAGACAAGCCGAAGGAAGCCACTGCATTCTTGGCGAAATTATCCACTTGCTTCGACATCTGGGGAAACGTTACGTCCACCACGTTCTGGACTTCCTGAAGATCTGACCCAAGACGCAGGCAATCAGCTCCAAAGTCAATCAGTTTTTTCACGGAAAACGCCGCACCTAAGGCAAACCCTATCTTTTTAAGCGCTGGTCCCAGTGCACCAGTAAGCTCTCCAGAGGTTTCTTGGCCCTGCGATCCAATACCCCGTATGCTCTTTTTAACCTTTTCAGAGGATGATTTGCTATTCCGTTCAATCTCCGACCAAGCTTTTTTCATGGCTTCCGATTGGCTCATTCCCTGTTTCCGGTAAATCCAAGCAATAGAGGAAGCCTTTGATTTTGCGCTTTTTTCGCTATCCCTTAAAATAGCTTCTATTTTCTGCCGGGTTTCGTCGGCAGAAGCATCCACTTTTCTGAAAGCTCCGGCCATCTCGTCGCATGACCTCTGGCATTTTTGTGCTGACTTTGAAAAGGCTTTTTCAAAATCCGCCTTTACTTTCCGAGATGTATTGTCTATTGCTGTCTTGATTTTTCCTAATTCCAGCGATATGTCAAAACTAATGGATGCATCAGCTGCCATATGTACCACCTGCCTCTATCTGTTACTCAGACATCGGCACATAATGGCACTACTTGTCCGGCTGTATATCTACCTCGAACTCTCTCTTGCAATCCCGGCCCTTACATCGTACAAAAATCCCTTTTGCACAGGCGTCAGGATCATAATAAATTGGCATCCGGTATCCGCAGTATGGACACCGGATCTGCTTTCTTACTTTTTCAATTTCCGCCACCTCCTACTAACCGCACATGGCTGCAAACATGTTTTCCAGTTCTGCCATGCTCTGCTCAAAGGTTTTCTCGTCCATGGTTTCAGCCCCTCTGTTCCTCCATTCGTCATAGATCCGGCGCTGATCCTTTGAGAAGTGCTTGATAACATCCTTATCCGTTTCAGACCGGATCGCTACCACGCGCCCCAAAGCGGTCTCCGGAGATAATCCGGCAATCAGCGCCTTAAATTCATCCCAGGAGACTGATTCAAACTCTTTCGTCCTGATTCTTAACCCGTACTGCGACAGGAAACTGGATACAATCAGATCCCAGTCCTCAAACAGATCGTAGTACGGGTCACTGCTCTCCCGGCTTGTTATCTCCGCCCAGGACCAGATTAAAGGCTTCCTGTACTACAATAATCAGGTCGTTAAAACTTAACTTCAATTCCTTTTCGATCACATCCCTTGACGCCTGAGGAAAGACAAGCTCATAAGCGCCAATGATCTCCCCTGTTCCCGGATCATCATTGGACATAATCCCCATCACCTTAAGCATAGTCGGTGCATCTGTATTAACTTCTAATTCTCTCCCTCTGATTACAAGGCAGGGATTTTCGTCAAAGCTTAATTTTTCTGTAATATCTACTCTTCTTGACATTCTTTTTCTCTCCTTCTGTTCAGCCGCCAATTCCCGGAGCCGGTGTAAATTCCGGCTTGCCGTAACACGTTACCTCAAATTCAAGGGTATCAATATTCGTGGTATCCCCGCCTCCGGGAGTGGTTACGTTGACTACCACAGTGCATGCCAGCTTTGCACCAGATACCATGACCCACTCAAATTTCGTCATAACATCCTGCCCGAATTTCCATGCAAGCCCCGCAATATAGTCATTCCCAGGATCTCCCACGGATCTCTTGCCTTTAAAAGCAAATGACAGCTTCTTTCCTGTCATAGCCGACTTAGCCCAGCCTTTTGCATCCATGGCGTACCATTCCTCTACCGTTCCATCAATGGATGGAGCAAAATTTTCAAGGTCTGCCGGCATCACCATATCCTCATCCGAACTGGTCACGCCTTTGGTTCCGAATTTAAACTCATTGTTGTGTACCGGATAGACTTTAGCTTCTCCTGCCATTTCTTACCCTCACTTTCTCTGATATACAAAATCCAGCCAGATTACATACTCGTATACCCCGTTATCATCTGTACCTACCGGCTGCGGTTCCGGTACCTTAAGGCTGATCTGATTAACATGGGTATCGCCTATCATCAGGCTGGATACATTTCTAAGTTTCTCAAATAATTCATAGGCTGCCTGTTCTGAGGCCCGTACGTCCTTATCCCAGTGGATCAGCAGGGATATGCGCCGGATGTCATAGGAGCTGTACTGTGGGCCTCCCAGAGCCGTCACAGGCTGTCCGGAAGCCTTCCGGGGATATACGCCTATGGAATGCTCCCTCTTGTTGTCCATCTTGCCGATGTACACCATGTTACACTCCCCAAGGCCAGCTATATATCCTCTGATATTATCCAAGGTCAGCATCACACACCACCTGCCTTTTTGTAAAATTTCTTGAAAGCCTCTTTTGCAAAATCCTCACTGATCCCACCAGGTAGCCATGGCTCATACCATTCACCACCTGCAAACGGGTTTTCATCCGTCTGGAAGTTGTATTCCGGATGGTAATACAGCCTCCGGGCATATGGTGTGCTTGCTACCAGTGATACCTTCCCCTGGGAAGATTCGCTGTAATCCACAAAAGTAGCATCCCCCTGCAAATGGCCTGTATCAAACGGCATGACCTGTGCCTGTACCACCTCTGTATGCAGGGCCTCGCCAGTCTTCTCCAAAGCTGCCACCGCCGCCTGTGTAAGCTCATTAATCCTCGCCATATTCAGTTTGACGGAAGATTTTACCTGCATCAGATCACCTCCAGCCGGCAATAATTGACCGTCCCGTCCGGATTCCGAGCTTTACTTCCCCGATTGATCCGACGTACTTCACCGAACACCGTTACTGTACCTCCGCTTAAGGAAGGCCAGTCCGGAGCGATATCCCCAGGAAACAGGGCTGTACCTGTGATCTGTACCAGCTTCTTTTCATCCGTCCACACCGTTTTAGCTCCGTCCTGAAAATTGCCCAGAAGGTCAAGATCCAGAACCTTCTCCGGCTGTCCGTATTCGTCTGTCCCCTCAGATTCCAGATGCACATGGATTTCCGTCTTGCACAGCCGTTTTGGAACTAAACATGGATATTTCATATGATCACCTCAATTCCCTGCAGCATAGGCCTGTCTGACACAGCAGAGCATATACATCTCTCTTCATGGCAACTCCCTGTTCCGTATACACATTCCAGGAGCTGCCAAATTGAGCGGATACGCCGTTGATACTGTAGCTTTGCAGGATCGTGTTGATCTCATCCGCATTCTCATACTCAAAATCCGCCTGCTGGCAGACCACCTCCCGGATCAGATCTTGCTGAAATGGTGTAAGATCAGAAATTCCCCGGCCCGCAATCCGGTTGAAGGTCAGGGAATCAATGTGGCGGGATGCCTGTCGGAGAGCGCCAGAAAGCTTATCCTCCGGGATCAGGCTCCCGCCATACTCATGCAAATAAAAATCAGGTGCAGCGTATGGCTCATATGCCATATCACTCACCTGCTTTCTTGGATGGCGCCTTTTTGCCTGGTTCTTTGGACGGTTTGGGTTCTTCTAATTTTTCGGACTCTTCCGCATGTTCAGGTTCATCCTCATGTTCAGACACCTTCACGCCCTCAGCCTCTTCTACGGTATAACCGTGTTTCCTGAACCAATCTAACAGATATGGATCATCCGTTTCCCCTACTCCGCCGCAAAATGGCACGGATGCTGATACTCCGATATAATCTTTGTTGGGGCTATACACCTTCATGCCTTACACCTCCTATTTCACTTTGATGTTACGGAATACGCCTGCCGCCTTGGATGCTTTCAGAGCAATGGCCGCATTCATTTCCACTTCACCTTTCTTTACAGCTCCAGCAGTAGAAAAATCAGGAAGCCAGGTCTGAACAGGTGCCACACCTGCGAAAGAAACAGCATGAAGACCATCCATAGCCAGACGGGCTACATAGAGGGAGGTTGTTCCTGCATCATTATCAATGCCAACTACCTCATCATTGGTTCCAGGCTTTGTCTTCATGTCCACAAACGGGATACCGCCGTAACTCTCCACTTGATTTCCCCAGTTATCCTTTGTTACCTGGTACATACTGGCACGTCTTGCACAGGCACGCAGCTTAGAGATCAGTTTATTATTTCCCATAATGCAGGACGGGGTACCATCCAGACCACCAAGGAACTCGTCCAGCATATCCAGAAAATACTGGTAATTCTGTGTAATCAGTTCTGAGGTAGACAGATCAATACTTCCGGTTTTATTGTACTCTGTGCTGCTTCCGGTCAGCGCCTTATCCAGGCCATCAAAAGCCTTGGAATCTTTTCCCACATCACCGTTGATGAACGTATCATTAAACAGTGCCTGGGCTGCCTTGATCTTCTGGGCCTGCTGCAGCTCTACCTCGCTTACAATACCACCCATGCTTGCAATCACACGGTCAATCTCATAAGAACCACCAAACACCTTAATTTCAACTGTGTGGCGTTCTTTGGTTACCTCAGATGGGGTGTATTCCTTGTTGATCTCACGGAACTGTGCCGTTGGCTGTGTCTTAAGACGGGTATAGCTGTAACTTGGCGTTGCTCCTCCGCCAGTCGGTGATACCGCATCATCGAATGGGATGTGCTCCAAAATCCAGTTGGATTTCTGGAATTCATCAATCACGCCCATCTGCAGGTCATCCTGCACATTCTTTTTTGCTTCTTCAAGTGTAATCGCCATTGTTTTTACTCTCCTTTCTCATCTGCTCCCATACCTAATTTGGCTGCGATTGCTTCCTTCATTGTCATGCGGCCGCCTTCCCCGCCATTGCCTTCATCCGTTTCCTTGGCTCCGATAGGGAAGAAACCTTTCTTTGCAGCAGGCTTCTGCTCCGCCTTAAACAGGAATGGCTTACTTTCTTTCAGTGCCTTTACCTGCTCATCCAGACCAGTTACTTTTCCGTCCTCACCAAGGATAAGTTTGCTTCTGTCAACCAGACCGGCTACCAGATCGCTGTCCTGCGCGGATGCAGAAATAGCCAGCTTGATGGCATTGGTCAGCTTAAGATCCGTAATCTCTTTCTGATGATCCAGATCCTTCTGCTTGATCTGATTCTGGAAGTCTGTGATCTGCTGGGTAAGCGCTACATTGTCCCCGGCAGTCGTTTTTAATGCCTCCAGCTGGGTCTTGTAGTCATTGACGGATGTTTCCAGCTGTTTACGTTGCTGCTCTGTCTGGTCGTATGTGTCTTTTGCCACATACCCCTCCAGCTCCTTTTTGGATTCCTCTGCGGCCTTCTTGGCAAGAGATTTTTCGATGCCAAGAGCTTCAAACTGTTCCTGCGTCATTATGACACCTTCCTTTCTTCCGGTTCTTTAACGCCTGCCGAAAAAAGGCGAAAAAATAACACCCAGGCCCCCGCCTGCGTGTCTATGACTAATTTTATAACTTGCTATGACTTAATTTTTCCGCACCTCACACACCGCCTCACATACCCACCATAAGGGCCATGGCGGCGGCACCAGTGTTTACAATACTGATGGTGGCATCTACGCTGCCGAAACCGCTGAAATAATCGCTCTATCATCAGCCATATCTCCTTTATTTTTTACTTATCCAGCATAACACGATGATCGTACAGCAAATAATCATTGTAATCTGTACGGATGTTGCCAAAATACCACCTCCCCTTCCTGTTGCGACGTCGCAACGCCCATTACATGGGATAACAGATATTCTCCCACTTCTTATAGGCGTCAAAATATAGCTCCTTCTTATCACCGTTATACGTCAGCTCATAATACATACCATCAGACACTGGCGTACTGAGCAGGGCCTTATGATTCTGGAGGCTCTTGCTGTACCAGACTACAAACACATCGTTTACTGTCATAACTGGTGTTAAATCGGTTTTGTCCTTCTTCTGGTTGTGATACTCTGCTACCTTGGCTTTGCAGATGTTTAAAAATTCCTGACTTCCCATCGTAATTCCTCCTTAATTTTGCGTACAAAAATACCACCGGCCATTACTGACTGGTGGTATTATCCCTTTATCACTTTACCGTTTCTCACATGTTCATCGGAATCAATGACGCCATAAGCTCTCATGATTTCTTCCATTTTCCTATCATTTTCCCTTTTTTCCACTTCACTGAAATCCACATGTCCTATTGATTCCGGAATTGGAATATCAGTCCATCGTTTGGACGAATATGGCTTCTTTTTAGTATTTCCCATTAGCCCTCCCGCAATAAAATCCAATGCTTTTCAGCTTTTTCCGTTACATTTATCACCTTGAATTTTGATTTTCTCTCATAAAGAACTTCCATTTCCATACTATTTATATTTGTGATATCCCGACCTTTTCTGGAATTTTCAATGAATATCTGAATCTCACCATCTGGGTTATATAGTTCTGCTCCACATGTAGTGCTAAGAAATTCTTTAAAACAAATTTCTTCTCCAACTGGAAATTTATTCAAACATTCTTTTATGGCATCTCCATCGCCTCCAAAATACAGCGAACGTGATAGATTTCCTTTATACAACGGCATCTTTTGCAATGCACTGTCCAGTTGTTCTGCCATGTTTCTTTCCCGTTCTGTCAACGGAGTTCCATTTCTTAGTTTTTCGTTGATTGGGTAAAAATCAAAACTCACATACTGATTTAAAACGTATTGATCTGTATCTGTTAATTTTATTATACCAGAATCCGGTACCTTTACAACTGGCTGTTTCAATTTTCCACCCGTTTTTTCTATGGCTCCTTCTACCACAGATTTTAGACTCTCAGGTATATCTTCATCTTTCACATATGCAGTAAAACTCTCAGCAAATGCCTCAAGGGGTGACTCTGCTGCATAATCACTAACCTGCGCCGCCGTCACTTTTCCCTCATGGACTCCGCCCCATTCATATGATCCGGCAAACTTCTTTGATTTCAACTCTTTGGAACCGAAAATATTGCTTTCAGAGCTTGCTTTATTATGGACATGGTGCCCGTATTCATGGATAATTGCGTCCTTCGCATCCTCTGCCACAAGTCTTCTTTGAGAAATCAATCCGGAAAGTACATCATTTCTATTTTTTGTCAGATATTTTCTCCGTCTGCTGTCATCCTCTTCGCCTATTTCTTTTTCCAGGTTATTAATCGTACTCTTCCAAGTGGGGGCGTGCTCGCTATGCTGTTTTTTATACGATCTTTCAGCCAAAAGTCTGTGCTGCTTATATGCATCTGGATCAGACAGCATTTCCCCGATATACATAGTCTCATCCCCCCAGTTATAAAGGGCGACCGTATCTTTTCCACCATATAAATTGACAAAAGACGGATCATATCTTACCCCTTTCAATGATGGGAGTCCATTATCCACTACCATCTCCCAAAGAGAATTTTCCAGTATATCAATCGATTCCACTGTCATTTTCTCAGATAACTTAACAGTTTCAGCAATTCCTGCCTCTGCCATACTCTTTTCGGCTTCTGTCAGGCGTATTTTAACATATGCTTTCTTTTCTTCCTGAATTTTATCAAGCTGCTTTGTGATATCCTCTATTTCCGGATCATTAGAAAGTGATTTCTGAGCATACTCTTCATCCATGGTTTCAAAATACTTTTCTTCCCATTTCCGGCTCTCCTGATTAAGCTGGTCTAAACGCTCTTTCAAAACAGTCTCTTTTCCTACTGTCTCATTATATTTTTCCCTCCAAGTCTTTTCGGGTTCGGCAGAACCGTTCCTCATAAACTGCCGCCGCCATCCCTGAGGATGCTGCTGTTTCCATTGAGCCTGTCTTTTGGCATACTTTTTCTGATTTTCCACATCCAGCGAATACTTAGCCAGCCGCTCATACTTCTCTTCCTGCCGCTTCGCATACTGCTGTTTCTGCTCTGCTTCGTATTCCTGTCCGATGGCCTCCAATTCTTCTCTTGTCCATGTATCATCAGCTGTTGAAATTCCAGGAAAATAGGTTGTATGGCTGTCCTTACAGCGTGGATGATACAGACCGCATTTGATTGCATAACTCATCAATGGGTATTTCTTTCCGCTCTCTGGATCTACTCCATCCTCAGAGCCACCGCTCCACACATCATCGATCAGAACCTTCCCACAAAACGGGAGACACTTGGGGCAGGGATTTCCACGCTTGTTGATAATTACCGTGGCTATTCCCCATTCCTGCCGCTTCTCTCCTTCGCCTTGCAGGTATGCCCTCTTTGATGCCGTTCGGATTGCCATATCAGCATAATCAGCCAATGTATGACGGGCTCCATTGACATACTGTACACAGTTAAGGCCACGGGATAACATATCCTTCGTAGCCATATCCACAGCCTTCTCATAGGTTCCTGCGCCTGTATTGGCGTATACCTGAGCGTTATAGATCGCCTGCCTGTAATCATCCTCTGCCTTGCGCAGGATCGCCGTCTCAGCCTTCTCCATATCGTGGGTAGTAGCCTCGATCAGAGCTTCCAGCTTGCGGTCATTCAGGCGGAAAAACTCTCCTGCCATGCCCTTACTGATCTTCTTGGCCGGAAACCCCTTTTTAATCGCCTCCAGGATTTTTATTTCCTGCTGCATATTCCCTGTCTCTCTGGCCTTTCGGATCAGAAGGTCAATTTCACCATTTATCTTCTGGAACTGCTTCCTGTACTTCTTCTGGTTATCCCGTTTATACTTCTCCAAGGCTTTTAGCTGTTCAGTCTGCCACATAGACCATTCACAGCCCTCTTTCGTTTCCTCGGCCCTGTGACGGTCCATGTTACGGATCATAGAGGCAATCAGTTCATCCTCAATAGCCTTGAAGGCAGCTGTGATATCGTATTCTGTCAGAGGAATCACCTCCCATTTGCATATACCTTATAACCTGCCGCCTTGAATTGGCGAATCAGTTTTTTCAGCTGGGTAATGCTCTTGCAATGATCGAAGCGCATTTCTGCCTGCCCGTCCTTTTCAATAGCGTACACCCCAAAGGGAACCTGCTCACTTCCCAGCGCCAGAAGACTCTTGTACCGTTCCTGATTCACCGCCCAGACCTTTTTCCCTATTGTCACCACCATCTATTTTGCCTCCTTCTGTATTCAACTGAAAAGAACCGGCGGACTGATTGATCCCCGGCTCTTCCAGCTCTGCAATACCCTGTTCTGTTTTCAGGCGTTCCACCTCTGCGTCCTTTTCTTCCTGCGTCCAAGTATCTCCATACAGCTGATCCACAGAGGTTTCCAGGGACATTACGCCGTACTGTTTGGCTTTTCCCACTGTCTCTACTGTGGTACCAAAATCAGGAGAAGCGTATTCACCGAATTTTACTGTCGGCTCATACTCCCCTGGTGCTTTCCCACACATCAGATCATAACATTGTAATACCACCTGGATCAGCTCCGGAAGCGTCTCATTCAAAGCATCTACAATCTTATTCCGCACATGGAGTGTCACCTTTTCTTTCTCCCTCTGCGACTCGGCATTATCTGTCTTTTTGAGATCAATCCCCAGAGTAGACGGGGATATGATACCCTGCAACACCATGTCCAGAAAACTGGCGTAACTGCTGACATATGCCTCGTAGGAAATCTGTGGCTGAGAAATCTCCACCTGCTGATTGGATTTCTCTGCCATATTATCCCCGATAGCAATAAAATCATTGTCAAATGGATTGGCCGGAAGCATCTTTCCGTCAACCGGATCTCTTGGTATCAGATTCTCTGGTATGTAACGTTTAATACGTCCCATCCGGATCGCATCCATCCACTGGCTTATTACCTCGTCCAAACCATCCAGCACGTCCGTCTTCCCGTCAAATAACGCCTTTCCACGATGCTTGTATTTGATTGATGAGAATATTTTGAGCGGAACTGCCAGCAGCAGATCTCCCTCTATCCCTATATCCATCAAGTGCGCCGTTTCCGGAAGCTGCTTTAAGGATACCTCCCGGCCATAATCATCATACAGCCTGTACTTGATGTACCCGTATCCATAAGTTTCTTCCAGCCGCAGTTCCTTGCTTCCGGATCTGTAGCTCGTATAGAATTTAATTTCCTTAAGCCGGGAATGACTGTATACATAATTGACATTTTCCGCATCATAAAACTCAATGATCGGATAGGGGCTGCACTCGTCTGCCGTAATCTTGAAAGCACCGTCTCCGGAAGCAAGCGCCCCAGAAATGCCCTCACCGATCACATTGTTAAGATCGGCCCCGTCAAATATTTCTTTCCAGGCCTCTTCTGTTTCTAACTGCCCCTCACCGAAATCTACTGTATCCATATCAGCCAGAACAATATCCTTGTACCGGTCCACAACCGTAGACACGATTCCACTGTGCATCTTGCGGACGCTTCCCTGAGCTGTTGCCGCCCAGAATCTGGCTTTCTCTACATCCCAGCGGGCTGTCTTTTTAAAATATTGTTCCAGTTCTGCGCTGTCTCCCCGGTACCATAGCTTATTCCGTATCACATCCGCCAGAAACGTATGGGGTTCTATGATTACAACCTCTCTTTCCCGGGCCGGCTGAATCCTGAAAAGTTTTTTTACAAAATTCTGTATCCAATTCATCTTTTTCACCCCTTAAAAATCTTACTCTGGTAGGGAATCCATGCATATTGCACGGAGTTAACCATATGATCATTTCTGTCTTCTGGCACGTTATCCTTATCTTCCATCCAGCTATAGGAATCAAGCTCTGCGATGTAATTCGTGCAGGTATCCACCACATAAAAGCATGGCTCTATTTCGGCTCCATCGTCATATGCCATCCATCCCAACTGCGCGTTGATGCGGTCAATGATCTCCATCTGCTTCCATGCGTTATTAAGTGTATAGACGCATCCGTTCCGGCGCTTATACTTATTCCACTCCTGCATGGTTGCCTGATCTGCATTATCCAGAAAAGCATTTCTTGACAGGCCCCATTCTTTCTTGTTTCGATCCAGAAAATCAACCAGATTCTGAACCGTATCGGATGGGGCAAGCGGCACTTCCAATGTGGCGTTGTTATACACTTTTTCTGCCAGCACAATACAGCGTCCCTTATTCGTGATTCCAAGAAATGACATTGCTATTGTATCCGGAGATTTCTGAGAGTAAGACGTATCAACAGCAGCCGAAAAATACATGAAAAATTCCTTTTTTCTTGGCTCCTCTGGATGCTGTATGAACTGTTTGGCCCACTCCTTACTCTTAACATGATGGGCGCGGTCAAAGTTACTAAATACCAAGCCTGTAGCCTTTCCACGCAGTCCCAGAATCTTATTCTTCCAGATTTTGGTGCCCTTGGGCGTGTTGGCTATGATCTTGTCTATCTTTTCTTTCGGCAGGCCGAGGTTATGGACAAAAGAAAAGAACCAATGCACCCAACCGGGTTTTGGTTCTTCTTTCAGCTCGTTTCGGATTTCCTGTGGCGTTTCCTCTTCCCATTCCGGCAGAGGCCGGGAGCAGTTGATGTATTCCCGATAAACATCCAGGTTTGGATCATCCGGATTGAGGGTCGCCATAAAGTAATCACAGCGCATGGCAGCCTCACGGACAAAATCTATATCGGCTGTGTTGACCTCATCAATATACAGGCAGCCGTACTGACCGCCAAGAGCCTTCTGCCACTTCTTTTTGTCCCCATATCCCATGACGTATACGATCTTATCGCCCTGGGACGTGTGAAACAGAATGTGGGGTATCTTATCATCCTTGGTACCATTGCCGTTGTATTCAGCCAGCACACCAAAATCGTCAATAATCCCCAGATCCTTGTTGATAATATTTTTCTCTGCGGTACCTGTATCCTTGGCAGCTATGATGTGCAGCTTTTTGGGAGACTCTGCTACCTTAAGCATAAATTTAAACAGGCCTACCGTTGTCTTTCCGGCGGCTGTAGTGCCTTCCAGAAACTCCACAGGGGCATCACATCGGAGGAAAGCCTTGTATTTTTCGGACAGTAACAGGCGCTCTGTGCTCATTATCCATCACCACCGTGCATCTGCTGGATCAGATCGTCCAGCTTGGTCTTTTCTGTTTCCAGAGTACCCGAGACTTCCAGCTTATCCTTGAACATGCCAAGGTGACGGCCTGCCAGATCTAACGCTTTTGTTTTGTCCCAGAACTTGATTTCCCTCTCAATTCCCTCTCCCCCGTCTTTGGTTGGGAATCTCTTTACCTTGACGGATGCTACCGCCGCCAGGTCTTCCGGAAGTGCATCTTCTCGAATGGTGGCCTCATCAAAATTAACTACCTTTGCAGGATTTACCAGAGCGATACAGGCCAGCTCAGTCAAAATCCTGTCCTGATTGATACCTGTCCGGCGGGATCGCTCTGCCATGGCTGTTTTAATCGCGTCTGAAACTGAAGTTTTCTGAAGTAGCTGATATCCCATCTGTTCTGCATTGCTTGGCCTATATCCTGCCCGGATGGCGGCCTGCGTAGCATTCAGGTCAATCAGATATTCATCCACAAATAGTTTTTGTTTTGGCGTTAATGCCATCAGGCTCACCTCCATTCCAATATCTTGTACTTATCCCCACATTATCCACAATATGTTGATAAAAAGAAAAGCCCCTGCCGGAGCAGGAGCCTCTCCAAAGGAGAAAAATCATGCAAAAGAAAAACCAACGGACCCTCCAGGAATCGAACCTGGGACACGGTGGTTAACAGCCACCTGCTCTACCAACTGAGCTAAGGATCCGAAGAAGGGGGCGTCCAGCCCTGGTATGGAACCAGAGCCAGACGAACCGGCCACCCGGCTGTAGCACCCTGGCGACCGTCGATTTAAGTGTAAGCCGTCGGCGTTATGCCTTTGGCTTCATGGTACACTATAACATTTTGAAAACGGACATTGTGGACAAAATGGACAAATTTTAATTATTGTCCATAAAACGGATAAACTCTTTCCGTATTCCCTCTTCTGTAGCTTTCCGCCCCATCCGGATGGCCACCTGCCCCCATGTCATCTCTTCGAAAAATTTATACCGAATAATCCGCTGCATCCTGGGCGATATGGTCAGAAGCCAAACTTCCACCTGCCCTTTAATCTGCTCCGCCCTGCGGATCCGTTCCTCCAGCAGCTTCTCCCTCCGTTCCAGCTCATCCGGGTCTTTGACTGCCGCATATCCCAGCCCCTCCAGGTGGTAGGTCTGAAGCGTGTACGGGAACTCATGAGAGGAACCTTTCACGCTGTCCTGCTGTATCTGGCTACGGCGCTTCCTCAGCTTCCGGATCTCCTCCTCAGTGTCTTTGATTAACTCGCAGGCATCTATGTACTGCTCTAATATCTGCTTGTCCAATGGCGTCACCTCTCTCCCTGTCTCTTAATCTTTATCCGGCATCCGCCTGTGGTATGCCCTCTGCCCCTCTACATATTGTTCCTGCTTCCTCTGTCTTCCCAGAAGCTGCCAAAGCTCATTCAAAAACTTCTTGCCAGCACCATCTGCGAAATACTCGGCAATCTCTTTGTTTAACAGCATGATGTCCTTATGCCGGCGCCTGGCTTTCCGGCTCTGCCACAGCTTCAGCGCCTCGTTGTGCATATCGTATTTATTGTCCGTAAATTCCAGCGCATGAAGATAATCCTGAAGGCTCTTATCCTCATCCCCCACAGAAGAATAGGATAACCGGTAAGCTTCCTGGCACTGTTCCACGAAGTCAATAAATTGTTCCAGGCTGATTGATGGCAGTTCCTTTTTTCTCTCCGTCATGGCCATACCCTCCCCGTTTTTTTATCTCTTAACACAATCCGGCCAACCACCTCGCAGTCCAGGTTTCCTGCTGTAAATTTCATCAGCTCCACTGCTTTACTGACATGCTCTGGTTGTCGGTCTGCCTCCCGAATGGCTTTGGCGGCCACCGGATCCCGCACGCCGCTGGCATTGTGATATAAATCAGGCTTCATTCTGGCCTCCTTTGTACGGCTCCGGAAGCGGCTGCCAGGCAATCACTGTGTCATATACAACTCCAGGGTCTCTTGCTTTGTTTGGTTCCCCATCACAGCGTATCCATTCGTTTTCTTCATCCTCATACCACCAGATCCCCTCTTCATATTTTCCTTTATGTGTGGCTCTACTCTCTGGATGATGCATCCATTCTTCTTTTGGGATGAAGTCAGAGCCATAGTCTGAAATCCAACTCGAGTGTTTTACTGTTATCCAAACAGGCATCTCTTCCTTTGGCAGTCGTTCCTCTACTGGGATCCAACGGCATCTACACTGTTCATTGTATTGCTGGATTTCTATTAACGCTTTAGTGCAGCATTCTATAAATTCTTCCATAATATCGCGTCTTAGCCACTCGTCATCCTCATTCCAATCCTCAAAACATTCTAAATATCTAATTGCTTCATTCTCTGTCATTCTTCCTTACTCCTTTCCGGCCGGTATGATTCCGGTAGCGGCTGCCAGGCAATCACATCAGGATCGTCCCAATCTGGATACTCTTCTATAAACCATCCGCCATCTTCGCAGTAACTGGCAAGCTGAATTGCATGGCTGAAGGTGATAGTGTTATAAATTCCGCTAACTGTTGCCAAAACAAATTCATCGCCTTCTGGCAACCGTTCTGTCACCGGAATCCAGCAGTGACTGTCCTGCTGCTGGCGAAGAGCTTCCACATCTGCCGGGCTCAGGCCCGTATTCTCATACTCTGCCAGTCTCTTAACCAGCTCCTCTTTTTTGTTTGGACTCCAATAGCCTTCTTTAATTCCATTGCTTCTTTTGTGCGTTAATCGTTCCATATGGTTCTCCCTTCCCTGCTGCCCCATTCGGCCACAATCTCACAGGCAGATGTTCCGCAAGTGATGTCCAGCCCATACCAGCTGCACATTTCGCAATCCTTAAACACCTCCCTGTGCTCTACCATATCCCAGCACTCGAAAAAATCCCGCTCCATCTCCTCTGTTACCTCTATCATCAACCTGGCTCTCGGACATACCTGAATATACAGCTTTTTCATAGGCGCCTCCTATCTCTGCACCGCCTTTAAAAACTCCACTAGCTCTGTTTCACTGTCTGGATGCTTGGTATACCTTTCATGTCTGTTCCATTTTGGGCAGCCATAGCTTGAATGCTTCGGCGGTTCCGGCCCGCCCACCAGATGCAGATAGCACGCAGTAAAATCGTTTTTTCCTGCTGCCGGATATTCCTCTGCAATCAGCCTTGCTCCATTGTCGAACTCATACTTATAATAGCGGACTCCAATATGCTCATCTTCGTACCACAGCCCCCAGGACTGGTAATTTCTCAGCCATTCCTTCCTCTGGTCATTATTTTTCAAAATCGGAAGAGGAGGCTGTTCTGGTTCCGGAGGTTCTTCCTGCTGCTCTGCCAGAAGCTGCAGCGCCTGCAAAATAATACGGGTGTTTTCCACAGCTGGAGGCTGTTCCTCTTCTGGCGTATCCTCAAATGCTGCCTGCAAAGCTTCCCATTCGTCTTTATACTCTTTCAGGAGTGTTTTGGTGGTTGGTTTACAAAGGATTTCAGTTTCTGCATCTGGTTCTTTCGTCTCTTGGACAGATTCTTCCTCAGGAATCCATCCACACCGGCAGTTACAGTCCTCCTCGCAGTCTTTGCAGCACCTGACTCCGCCATATTCACAGCAAACGCAGTTTCCGGACTTACTCCATCCTGTAATGCAGGTTTTAGGCCAGGAATGTTCTTCCGTATTTTCCTGTGTTCCCTCCTCCTCTTCCTGAAGCGGTTCGGCTTGGGTAGTCTTACGGAGTGCTTTCCAGTGTTTCCAACAGGCAGCGCATTCCTTTCTTCCCTCTTCCTGGTCCTTTTCGCTGGTTCCCCAGTTTTGCCGGATACAGGAAGAGATTCCAAGAGGGCAACCGATTTCCTGCTGCCTGCCGGCAGCCTGTTCTTCATCCAGGTCTCCCTCTGCCAGGTCTTCCGTGGAGAGAACAAAACGTCCGGATGATTTAACCTCCGGAAGAAAGGTAATTTCCTCCGGTTCCTGCTCTTCCGGTTCATCGAGGAAATCTGTGATATCCATCTGGCCGGGCAGCTGCTCCTCTTCCGGTTGCGACGTCACAACTTTTTTAGCCTCCCGTTTCAGCTCCCGGATTTCCCTCACCGGCATGTCTGCTGTGACCTGCTCCCTCATTTTCTCCGGCATAGAGAGCATCTCTATCAGGCCGCCAGCGGAATACTCCTGATACCGTTCCTGCAGCCTTGGCGCCTGTTCTGGCCCGGAAAGCTCCCCGAACTGCTCATACACACGGATGCAGTTGGATGCCCAGCTTTTATCCTTCTGGTAACATATCTCCATGAATGCATCAAAATTTGCATACCCATGTTCTTTCCAAAGTTTTTCATTTCGAATTGCCCTAAGCGCATATCCAGCCACCACAATCCCGTTTTTCACGTCCTGGATGGCCCGATCTGTCAGTTCCTTGGCCTGTTTAAGAGTCAGGCCGCTTTGTATCTCATCCATGTATGGCCTCCTCAATTCTTTCTCTTACCCATCGTTCCCCGTGTTTTCGGTCTGCAATCTCCTCCGCCGCCAGCGCTGGGGAAAAATAGCAGCCAATGGACGCGTAGCCCCGCTCCGTCTTCTGCAAAATCTGGAAGCGGCCGGCTGTTTCCTTTTCCATGTAGTATTTCCCATAAATGTGTTCCATGTTATTTCTCCCATTCTCCCAGTGTCCGGATTCCGGGACGGCTGCACCGCGCTACGTCCGCCCAGGTATAGGCCTGCCCGTTGTCAAACAGGCAGATATGCGGGTATCTGGTATCCGTCACCTTTGTCCGCCTTCTGATTCCTTCCTCGTCCCGGTAATGGTAGACGGCTCCTGGCTTTATTTTCCTTCGGATTGTTTCTATTTCCCTCTCGGTAATGGCGGCCCTGAAGGCTGCCTGTTCCAGCTGCCTCTTGTAGCTTTTCGTTTCCGCCGTTCGGATGGTGTATAGATACTCGTTCCCGTACTTACTGTCACATTCCACTGCATTTTTAATCCGCAGGTTTTCAAATTGCAGCCGGACTTCTTTGTAAGGCAGGCCAAGGATTTTCGTCACCTGCTTGACGGTCATAGGACTTCCCACCTGTCTGAGACAGTCCAGAATTTTCTCCTGTTTTTCAGCCGACCGCTTCTGTATCTCCTGTTTTGTCATCCCGGTCCTCCAATCCCAATAAATCTTCTTTCCAGTTTTCGCAGCAAGGTCTGTCTGCTGCTGGTGTCCAGTCACAGCTGTATTCAAAAATACAGGTTTCGCAGGTCTTTTCCATAAATTCCTCCTATTTACTTAATACTTCTTTTAAAAAATCGTCTCGATACTGGTCTGCCAGCCGGTCCCGGATAGAGACCTCTGGAAGTAAAATCGGGATGCTGGTTCCGTAGATACGGGACTGGATCCGGTCGTCTCCGGAAGCCCGTTCCATCGGCAGGTTGGAGGTGTAGATAGTAGGCAGTATATTCCGGTATCGCTCATCGATGAGAGAAAAGAGAGCGTTATTAATCCACTCCTGGCGCTCCGTCTGAACCCCCATGTCATCCAGTATCAAAAGGCTGCACTCTTTAAGGCTTCGTTTCTGCTCCTCCGCCGCCTCAGAGACTCCCTCGCCTTTTTTCTTTACCAGGTCGATATAATCCAGGACCTGGATAAATTTTACAACCGCGTTGTAGCGCTCTATCACCTCGTTGGCCAGACAGCAGGCCAGGAGTGTTTTTCCGCTTCCCTTCGTCTGGGAGCAGATATAGAGTCCACGTCCAGACCGGCGAAACTCCTCATATCTGGCCACAAACGAATTGGCAATCTTTTTTATCATCTCGGTCTCGTCACCGTAATAGTCCCATTTAAAATCATTCCCCCGCTTATACACGTACTCCACCGGAATTCCGGATCGGGTACGTCTCACTTCCGCGAAACTGGTGTGGTCATCGTACCAGTATGGCTGCGTAATGCCATATCCTGGAATATCGTAGACCACCTCCCAGCCAGCTGTCTTGCCATACTCATATCGGTTTACGCTTACTACCACCGCGTCAAGCTCGGTACATGCTGTAGTAATCACGGTGTGATCCCCAGGCTTTAGATTCATCTGCATCCTTCGTACCTCCTGCCTGTCGGCCCGGTCTCTGCCGTGCCTGTAAAATCAATGTTTCAAACTTCTCCCTGAGTTTCGCCGTGGAGCGGATGTTGGTTTTCCAGAACGGATCAGTAATGGCGTACTGCAGCGCTTCTGTAATGTCTGCTTCAGTTCGTTTATCAATCCGCCGCATTTTCTCCACATGGCCTGCCCACTTTTCTATCTCCGTTTCTGACTCCGGAACCTTAGCTCCCGGCAGCTGGTTTTTAACTGCCTGGATGAGTTTTTTTGTACAATCAAAATCAAACGGAGTCAGGTTCGTCGTCTGGACCGGAACGGGACCGGCGACTCTTCTATTATTTCCTTTACTTTCCTTTACTTTCCTTTGTTCGTTTCTGTCGTCATTTTTATCGTTTCTGTCGTCATTTTTCCCTAAAATGGTGACATTTCCCTTAATTTCGGCATCACTTAACAAAAGGTATGCTTTTTTCATTTCCACTTTTTTTCGCTTATAGGTAATTTCCAGGTATCGCTTCTGGATTCCCCTGGAAGTCAAAATCCCATATTTATCAAAAAGTGTCTGGTCAAAGATACCCCGCCTGACAGAAGCCGCCACAATGCTGGCTATTAAATTGTTCGCCCCGCTGCAGGAAAGAACCTGTCTCGCAAACAGAAGGGCGATGTCCTCATTCCATTCACAATAATAACCATGCTCTCCATAAATCCGCTGGAGCAGCTTGACGATTACTGCAAACCCTTTTAATCCAAATTCTGCTTCTATCAGTTCAAATTTTTCATCGAGCCGGCAATTAAGGGGGAAATACTCTATTCCCTCTTTTGCCATATGTCCCTCTTTTCCTGCCTGGACGGCCGGCTGCTGCCAGCTTCTCTCTATCAGGCCTGTCCCATCTACAAATCAGTGTTCCCGCCGAACGAAAGGCTTACGTCTCGCAGACGGAAGGAACGGATTCATTCGCTGCCGCAATCCGAAAACGGCGACAGAAAATGGGTAGATGGCGGCTCTGACAGGGAAACTGACACCGGCCTCATCCGGCCTGTTATCCAATCACTACCACATCAGCAGATATTTCTTCTGGGAGGTCTTTCAGCACGTTTGAGATGTACTCTTTTAACTGATTGATTGCTTTTAATCTCCAGAGGCCCCCCTCTGCTTCCACCAATTTAAAGGCAGGAGCTCCGTTCTGCTCGCCGATGCGGAACACGAACTGACTCTCTGGCTGCTCCACCTCCTGGAACGTCCGAAACGGAATCAGTGTTACCGGGTTTGGTACAAGAACCGGCGCCTTACTCGCCACGCCTACATTCATGGTGGCCGACTGGGAAATCCCGTCATCTGCATAGGCCTGCTCATTCCTACTGACAATGTTTCCGGACAGCTTCATTACCAGCTCCAGGTCCTCGTTTTTGACAAAATTGGACTGCAGGGCAATCATAAAACTTTCTTGGTCATACCACTGGTTAAACCGGAAGCAGGAAACCTCTGCCTCCGACTCAAAGAGCGTCTCCCTGGTCCGCTCCTTGTCCAGCTGAGACATCAGACGGACAGTCATCGGGTCTACGATATGTACAATCATCCGGCTGCCAAGCGGAAACTCCTCCGCACAGTTTTCAATGTAGTCTAACAATGCTGTCAGGGTGTGGGCTGCTACTGCGCGGGCCTTGGGAGCAACATCGTAGCGCTCCATGCGCTTGTCCACATAGGTCTTTCCGCAAATTTCCATCACTCTGGGAGTCTCCGCTCTTTTAACCAGACTCTCCAGATACTCCATCACATCTCTTGATTCTTCCATCCGCTTCTCCTTTCTATTTCTTTGCCCTTAAATCAATCGGGGGCTGTTCATAAATTTCTCCGGTATCCGGATCATAATCTCTTACTTCTTCCGCTTCCACAACCACCGGCCGGCTGATTTCTCCCGGCTCCTGCATCGACACCTGGCCGGTGCGGATGTCCTGGCCAATCAGCAGCGTCGTCTCCACCTTGGCCGGACCTGCCAGCTTTGGAACCACTTTAAATCCCAGGCCCACTGTTCCATCCCCGCGGGGCTTAAAACTTAACGTCACTGTAATTCCGCGGGAGGCTACCGGATCCATGTTTGGATCCATGATATTTCTGCCTACCAGGCGGATTGCCTGGCGGAACTGAGCATTCAGCTCCCCCCCTGCCAGGGTGTCAAATTCTGCATTTCTTCCCATCATATTCCTTTCTGCCGGAATCCCCGGCGAATCACCAACGGCATTCTGAAAAATATTTGTGATATATAATTGAAATTCATTGGCCACCACTAAAGGTATGATTTCCCGAATTCCCTCCGGAAGTCTTCCCTGGTTCCAATATGCTCCTCATAGTAGGCCTGCGCGTACCGCTTCCAGGATTCATCAAATTTCTGATCCATGTGGATGCTGTATGGCTGCATATTGTGCCAGTCCGGCCGGAGAGGAATCACAAAATGATATTTCTCCGACAACTCCCTGTAAGGTTTTCCATTAAATACATGGTGGATCTCTACCCTGGAACTGCCTGTAACTACGCAATGTTCCATATCGTCCACCAATACGCTCTTTTTTATCATCTCCAGCTCCTCTTAAGTCTGTTAAGTTCCGCTTCTGATATTGTGTCGATTCCCTGCTCCCGGCATTCTGAAATAATGCCATCCAGAAACCGGGACATCTCTGCACTGTCATACTGACTGCTCCCTTTGATTGATTCATAGGCCACATAGCGCTCTCCATCCTGCCACACGACTCCTATCGGCCGGCAGGCAGCGCCGAACTTAGCCGGATCTATCTCTACTTTGGCCAGGAAGTGCTTCGGGTTCCCGCTCTCATCCAGCTCTGCCTCTCCGTAGCGGGATAACATCTCCTGATACATCTCGTTCTTTGTCCACGCCTGCTCTTTGGTGGACATTGTAGCTGCCAGTCTTGATATCAGTCCCCAGGCATAGGCATTTGCGTTTAGACTTCTGGGAGGACGGTAGGGTTTTAATGTAACCGCAAGACGCTTTCCGTGGACTGCGTCCGCCTGTGCGAGCACCGGATCGTCGGTTTCAATCACTATGACCTGTTTCCCACCAGGCTCCCGGAAGCAGGTTCTGAGTCTTCCAATACACTGCATTTCTTTTCTCCGTATATAACTTGCATTTCCTTTTACTTTGGTTTACAATTTACTTGATAATATTTTTCTCATGGGCCTGTCCGGCGGCAACCGGCGGGCCTTTTCTACTTTGTTGCACATAGCTGCTGCTTCATCTGTCTAATAGCTTCATTCAGCTCATCTGTGCAATGGGTATGTATCCAAAGTTCTTTGGAAGCGCCAATTCCTGTCTTCCATCCTTCGTCATAAACCTGTACAGATAAAATCCCGCAATGCCCCGAAAAATTAAAAAAGGCTGTCGGCTTGTTCCCTGTTTCCTCCTGTTTCCGCGGCATTATGGAGTTAATATCCAACGTCAGGTCTAACAGCTCGTGGATCTTATCTCTACGCCTCTTCTCTACTTTCTTTACGATACGCTTGTTCACTCTTTTTCCCTCCTTTCTTATTCCAGTCCCTACACGGGTACATCCTGCTGTACTCCAGACACTGGTTCCTGTACCGGCAATCCCTGCAATCCACTACAGCCACCCGGCCGAAGCCAGAACGGCCAGGAATGCCCCGAAAAAGCCTGCTGCCAAAACCTCCGTAAAGAACAGAGCCTCGTGAAGAAACCTCACTTCGTCTTTCAGCGCAGCGTTTTTTCTTTCAGCTGCCCGGAGCGGGTGCTCCGGGACTGTATCTCTCTTTCTCATTCGTCACACACCTTTCTTCTGTATCCTGCCATCTCCATAAAGCGATCCGACAGCAGCATGGCTATCTGCTTTCTTTTCTCCTCTGACAGTTCCTCCATCTTGTACTCTTTTCCATGAATATCAATACAATTTGTAATGGTTGCTTCTTTCATGCTGTTCTCCTCCTTCTCTGCTAAATTTTATGCAAGACGGGTTGTACAAGTTGAAATATTGTATTTTTCTTACCTCCCTACTGGTTGATTTATTCCTCCACGCACTATATACTCTTTTTATAAGCCTACTAGGCTATACACTTATGTATAGGAGGAATATATGTTTATTTTAATTGTGATTTTAGCAATGTTTTGTCTAGTTTTTTTTCTGGCCAGTATTAGTGAGGACGATAGACATTCTTCACATTCTTCGAATGAAAATTTTAGTTCTACTCCTTCCTCGCTTCAAATAGAGGAACACTTTTCGAATGACAAAACCTCTAAAAAAAATAATCCATTTATTTATCCGGATACCAAAAATTATCCTCGGATTCATACATATAAAGTAAAAGGTAAGAATCCTGCAACTAATCGACAAAAAACCACGCTGAGAGCTGCCAGAGAAGGAACACCAGCAGACGTAGTAGGGTCAGAAACTTATTTGCTACCACCCTACACTCTTTTTATTGATGAGCAATCATCTTTTGAACGTCCAGCTTCCGAAGCTCAAATAGAATACGCTAAAGATTTAGATATTCCGATCCCTTCTTCCCCCTCTCTCGCTGATATGAAAGTGTTAATTTCGAGATGCTTAAACGAATTTGAGGGTGATTATATTTCTCCTGAACTATATACACTCGCTGGTGAAAATGGGACTCAGGTATCTCTATATGATTCTACTGAAAATGGAATTTGTGCTGTTTTCGCATCATCTTCTAATGAAATATGTCTTTCCTTTTTCTGCTATTTTGTATATTGTGCAATTCATGGTGTATGGCCTATAACAGCTCCAGCGTATTCATCCCACAAAGCTGTTTTTGATGCTTTCGCTCAAAAATATATAGATAAGTCGGACTTGATAGACACTATACGCTCTATGTCCTATGCACACATAAAATATATGCGTACACACAACTGCCCAGACAAAAGAAAGCTTCAAAATATCCAAGCCTTTTCTCTTGCCAGCGACTTTTTATCTGAGCAGCTCCCTCAAAAAACCTTCTCCTCTTGGGAACAATGGAAATCTGTTCATGGTTTGTCGGAACAAATACAACGGCAATGCCGTTCCTATGACAGAAGAATTTCTTTGTCCTCTGTAAATCCCAGCACCGCATGTGCTACAGTTCATGGAACTGGAGGAAGATATATGACGTCCTTAGCATCTTGCACTTGCCCAGATTTCCAGAGAAGACGCAAACCGTGCAAACACATGTATCGCCTAGCCTACGAATTAAGAGAAAAATCTCCGGAATTCGAAACTCAAAAAATCACTACATACTATGAGCTTTAACCTTATCCAGCTCGCTTTGTACTGTTCAAGGCGAGCTGAAATTATTTCCCTTTTCTGTCCTCGCCTTCAGCATCTCCATATGGTATCTGTTTTTTGTAGTATCTTTATAAGTTACTCTTTGGCAAAAAAAATTGCTACTGGATCTTCGATATTCAATTCATCAATCATGATCTGTATTTCATCACTTCCAAATACGCCATTTTTCATTTTTTCATAAAAAGTCTTTGGTGTAATACCAATTTTGGCCGCAATCGCAGACTGAGTATACCCATTCTTTGCAATGAGACCTCGAAGTTCATCTGTGCGAATCACTATTCTCACCTCCCTTGTAACTTTGTAAGTTACTATTATCTTATCACATTTTCGTAACTTGTCAAGATATTTTTATTGCTTTTATAACATTTTTGTGCTACTATTAAGTTACTATGAAAGGAGGGATTGCATTGACAATAGGAGAACGAATAAAAGAACTCAGAGAGCGTTTAGGAATGAGCCAGGTAGATTTTGCTACAAAAATCAACGTCTCCAAACAGTCTCTATATAAATATGAAAATAATATTATTACAAACATACCGTCTGATAAGATAGAAGCTGCCGCCAAAATAGGGAATGTATCTCCTTCCTATCTTATGGGATGGGAGAATAATATCGCTCCTATAAATAATGGAACAAAAGAGAAAAAAAGAGGTGTCACTATCAATGTCCTGGGCCGTGTAGCCGCTGGTATTCCAATCGAAGCGGTAGAGGATATTATAGATACAGAAGAAATATCCGAATCCTTAGCCTCTACGGGAGAATTTTTTGGTCTGCTCATCGATGGAGATAGCATGGAACCAGATATCCACAAAGGCGATACCGTTATTGTCCGTCAGCAAAATGATGCAGAGTCTGGTGAAATTGTCATTGCTATGGTAAACGGAGGCGATGCTACCTGTAAAAGGCTTATTAAATATGCAGAAGGGATTAGTCTGGTATCCCTTAATAATAACTATGCTCCTATGTTTTTCTCAAATAAGGATGTCGCTGAAAAACCTGTGCGAATTATTGGAAAAGTTGTTGAAAGTCGCAGAAAGTGGTAGATGTGGCTATCTGTATCCATTTGTGGAAATAAACGATGACATAGAAGGAAGGTAAGAAGAAATGAAACGGCCTGATTCTGACTACACATATTTAGAATGGATCACTGGACTTCGTATGAGTGTTAATACTACTTGTGATTTAGAGATTATGAGGATCTCCCATAATGATGATGACGAACGGCCTTGGGAGTTCATAAAGAAAATTCAATCCTATGTGGATCACTACAAAAAACAGATTCCAGATGACCTTTAAGCATCTTTAAAGTAAAAATGGATGTGAACTGACAATATAATATACTTACCCGGGCAGCCGAACAGGC